TAGACAACGTGGTAGAATACGTTCCAAAAGACACTGGACCGGACAAGCCGTGGACAGATCGAAAGATCAGCCAAGCTGTTACAGACTACTACAACGTAACTGCAAGCGACATGGCCGTGGTCTTCCCCTACCATGATCAGGACGGTCTGGCCGTAGCCAAGAAGATCAGACACAAGGGTAAACAGTTCAGCACAGACGGAGATTTCAAAAATTGTACGCTATTTGGGACGCACACACTGAGCAAGACAATTGGCCAGAAGTCCAAGACTATTATCGTAACAGAGGGCGAGGCAGACGCGCTGGCGGCGTTCCAGATGGCCAACGGGATACCTAACAACGCCCAGACCATAACCAGACGGGGGCAGCCCATTGTCAGCGCCCTGAGCATCAAGAGCGGACAAGCCAGCGCAGCTAGGGATTTCAAGAACAACCTAGAACTACTGGAGACGTTCAACCGGGTGTTCATCTGTTTTGACAACGAGCCTAGGGCGCAACAAGCAGCGGAGCAGTGTGCCAAGCTACTCAGGCCGGGCAAGGCGTTCATCGTCAGTCTAGACCTGAAGGATGCCTGCGAGTACAGTGGACAGGACAAGGAAGACCTGTTCTTGGCCAGCCTGAAGAATGCCAGCTGCTACACCCCGGCAGGGATCAAGAACGCAGCTACCGATTTCGACGGGCTGTGGTCTGAGCAGAACTTGGCCAGCGTTGATTTCCCATGGCCACAGCTACAGTCAAAGACGCTGGGAACCCGTGGCAGGGAGATCGTCACATGGGCAGCTGGTACAGGCGTGGGCAAGAGTAGCATTCTGCGCGAGCTACAGCATTACCTGTTGAAGAACACCGATGAAAACATCGGGATCATCGCCTTGGAAGAGTCCGTGGACCGTACACGGCGTGGTATCTTGGCTGTTGAAGCAAGTGATAGACTGCATCTGAACGAAGTATTCAGTAAGTATTCTAAAGAACAGATCAAAGAATACTTTGACTGTACTCTGGGTACTGGCAGGGTGTTCATCTACGACCATTTTGGTAGCCTAGAGATGGACGACCTGTTAGACAGGGTGCGGTACATGGTCCAAGGCTTAGACTGCTCTACCATCTTCATAGACCACCTGAGCATACTGGTCAGTGGTCTGGAGATCACGGACGAGCGCAAAGCCATAGACCGGACCATGACTCTGCTCAGGCAGGTCACGGAGGAGACAGGGTGTTCGATTCACTTGGTCACACATCTGCGCAGGCTGGGCAGCGACAGGTCTCACGAGGAAGGCGTGGAGGTCAACCTTGGTCACCTTCGTGGTAGTCATGGCATCGCGCAGATCAGTGACACGGTTGTCAGCCTAGAGCGCAACACCCAGAGCGACGACGTGGTAGAGTGTAACACTACGACGCTGCGGGTTCTGAAGTGCAGGTACACCGGAGACGTTGGCATCTGTGACCGCTTGTTTTATGACAAGACATCTGGTAGACTAAGTGTAACGCACCAACAGGATGAATTTTAATGGCAAGAAAAATACAGAACGTCTACAGCCCACGCAGCAAGACCAAGCGGCGGCGCAAGCCTAGGCCGTTCAACCACAAAAAGAAGGTGGGCAAGCGTTCACCGTTCTTTGGAATGCAGAAAAAGAAGCGAGGCCAAGGATGATACAGGTAGGACTGATAGACAAGATGGGGACTGACCTGAGCGTGGTCAATGCTGCTCGTGTCAGCTTCAGCAAGGTCCACATAGAGATGGAGCACAAGGACGAGAAGCTGATCAAATACTTGGCCGAGCACCAGCACTGGTCGCCGTTTGGTCACACCAGTTTGCAGTTCCATATCCATGCGCCTGTGTTTGTGGCCAGACAACTAGCCAAGCACCAAGTTGGTCTGGTCTGGAACGAGGTCAGTCGTAGGTATGTCAGCGATCAGCCCAGCTGCTACAGCCCGGACAAGTGGCGCAAGGCAGCTGACGATAAGAAGCAGGGGTCAGTGGACGAAGCCGTGCAAAGCTCTAAGTTGATCACCAAGATATACGACGAAGCCGTGCGCACTGCCATAGCAACGTATGACAACATGATAGACCTTGGTGTCTGTCCTGAGCAGGCACGTGCTGTGCTGCCGCAGTCCATGTACACCGAGTGGTACTGGACCGGTAGCCTGTACGCCTTCAGCCGAGTCTGCAAGCTCAGGCTGGCACCTGACGCCCAGCAAGAGACCAGAGAGGTAGCCTTGAAGATATCAGAAGCGTGTGCCAGAGAGTTCCCTGTAAGCTGGAAATACCTGTGAGAGTCTGCTACCTAGACATAGAGACCGACAGCCTTGATGCCAACGTGATACACTGCGTGGTCACCTTTGACTCGGATGTTGGCATCAGGGTCTGGACACAGGCCGATGGTCTACAGGAATATCTTGACCAGTTCCAAGAGGTGGTTGCGCACAACGGGCTGAGCTTCGACTTCCCTGTGCTGGCCAAGCTGTGGGGTGTCCGTCTGAAGTTCGACCAGATGGTGGACACGCTGGTCTTGTCCATGATGGAGAACCCATCCAGAGAGGGAGGACATAGCCTTGACGCATGGGGCAAACGCTTAGGTAAACACAAGGCCGAGTTCAGTGGAGATTTCAGTGCATATACACGCGAAATGCGAGACTACTGCATCCAAGACGTGAAGGTATGTATGCACCTACATTGGACACTATGGGCAGAGATGGAAGACGAGTTCAGCGAACAGTCGATCAGGGACGAGCACAGGATGCGCATCGTTGCTGACCGGGTAAGCGGTAATGGTTTTGGTCTGAACAAGCACAAGGCCGTGGAGCTTTACAACAGGCTGATGCTAGAACAGGACCGGATCGCAGCCGAGTGCGTGAGCATGTTCCCGCCAATTGTACAGGAGAGGTACTCGGAGAAGACGGGTAAGCGCCTGAAGGACAAGGTCACGGAGTTCAACCCGGCGAGCAGGCAACAGATCGCAGAGCGCCTGATCGAACTAGGCTGGAAGCCCACGGAGCTAACGCCCAGCGGCAGGGCCAAGGTAGACGAGAAGACGCTAGCCAAGTGCAGCCTGCCAGTGGCACAGAAGCTGGCTAGGTACTTTCTGCTACAGAAGCGGTCTGCACTGGTCAAGGCGTGGATCGAAGCCTGCTCAACGGAGTCTAGGGTGCATTGCAGGTATCGCACACTGGGGGCTATCACCAACCGCATGAGTTGCGTCAGCCCTAACCTGCAACAGGTACCGGCTGTGCGCGTGGAGTACGGCAAAGATTGTAGAGAGTTGTTCGAAGCCCCGCAGGGCAGGAAGCTGCTAGACACAGACGCAGCTGGCCTAGAGCTACGGGTGCTGGCACACTATATGGATGACGAAAGGTTCACACGTGAAATACTTGAGGGCGATGTACATACTGCTAACCAACAGATGGCTGGTCTGGAGACTAGAGACCAAGCTAAGACGTTCATCTATGCGCTTCTCTATGGAGCGGGAGACGCAAAGATCGGAGCGGTCGTTAACGGCTCTGCCAAGGATGGTGCTCAACTTAGGGCGCGATTTATGGCAAACATGCCAGCATACAAGAGGCTGAGCGAGGCGGTCATACACAAAGGAGAATCAGTCGGCAAACTGAAAGGACTAGACGGCAGAGTTCTCAGGGTAAGGTCAGGACACGCCAGCCTGAACACCCTGATTCAAGGCTCTAGCGCCGTGTTGATGAAGAAGTGGTTTATGTATGTAGATTACCACCTGAGAAGGAGACGAGCAGATGCCAAGATCGTAGCCATGGTGCATGACGAATTAGTTATAGAAAGTGATGCCAAAGATGTTGACCTTGCCAGAGATTGTGTTATACTATCTATACGTCAGGTCAACAAGGCGTACAAACTGCGTTGCCAACTAGACTGCGACGTGCAAATTGGAAACAACTGGAGCGAGATACACTAATGCCTGCTAATGCACAACACTACCTCAAAGGAACCATGTACTTCCCCTACCTGTTCGACGTGAAGGACAAGTTCGACCGCTACTCAGTGGCCTTGGCCTTGGAGGGAGACCAGCTTGCCCAAGCTCGTAAGCTGAACCTGAACGTCAAGCAGGAGGAGGGCAAGATGGATGGCCTGCCCTATGTCCAGCTGAAGAGCAACTACGAGCCTAAGTTGTTCGATGCGAACGGTAAGGAGTACACCGGCCCTCGCATGTTGTCTAACGGATCAAAGGGAGAGGTCCGGGTCAGTCAGAAGCCGTATAACAACAAATACGGCACGGGCGTTACCACGTTCCTGAACGCTGTGAAGATCACCGACCCCATTGAGTACGTGGGAGACAACAACGATCAGTCTTTCGGCACAGATGCCAAGAGGGATGATCTGAACGACGATGTCCCGTTCTAAGTACGGGCATTGGGACACAGGTGCGGTAGGCGAGTTCAATCCGGGAGACCATTTTGGATTTGTCTACCGCATCACCCACAAGGAGTCAGGCAAAAGCTACATAGGATGCAAGCACCTACACAAAACCAGACGAGGAAAGCGTACAACGGAGAGCAACTGGAGGTATTATAGCTCAAGCTCCAAGGAGTTGGCACCATTGATAGCCAAACTTGGAAAGAA